CTATCGAAGAAGACTTGGAGATGGAAGATGAGCTTGAACTACTAGACCTACCTGACTAATGGACGACGAACAACAACCACTTACAGACATTGAGCAGTCCCGCGCTGACACAGGGTTTCGTTATTACGTAGTGCAACCCGATGTCTACACAGGACTTGTTAGCGCAGTTGACGCTGACCGTGGGTATCCTAACAAACAAGGCACTACGCTCACTGGGTTACCACCTGTTGACTCACTGGCTGAAGCCACAGACGCTAGTGGTAAACTCATTGCCATCGACTGCTGGCGCTTTACATCCAACGACGACCTGATGCTTGAGGGGACTGAAGGCGTCGAGGAGTTAACACAGTTAGAATTTTTAGCACTTAAACCTGAAGCAGAAGATATACTTTAATGAACGGAACTTCAATCGAGTCTCAATACATCGCCTTAGAGAGCGAGAGGCATTCTTTCCTAGACAGGGCGCGACAAGCCTCAAAACTTACCCTTCCGTATGTGATGCCGGAAGATGGTCATAATTCTCATTCACGTTTAGAAACACCTTTTCAGGGCATTGGAGCAAGAGGGGTCAACAATTTAGCATCCAAGTTACTACTAGCCTTATTGGCTCCCAATGCCCCGTTTTTCCGTCTTAACTTTGACGAACCCAAACTGCGTCAAGAAGGCGCAACCCAAGAGATTATCTCAGAAATGGAAATCGCTCTTCAACGCGTTGAGGAGTCGGTCATGGAAGAGATTAGTAAACAGTCCTACCGTGTAGGTGTTCACGAACTTCTTAAGCACCTAATCGTAACAGGAAACGCACTGTGCTACATCCCGGAGGATGGAGGTATGCGTGTGTTCCATTTGGACCGCTTTGTTATCAAGCGCGACCCTATGGGTAATCCTCTTAAGATTATAACAAAGGAGACTCTCGACTACAATACACTTCCCGACAACGTAAAGGAAGCCGCCGGGTATATCGACGGTGACACCTTAGGTCGTAACTGTGACCTGTTTACCTGTGTTGAATTACAAGGTAAAAAGTGGTCAGTAAGGCAGGAAGTCAAAGGCACTCTTGTGGAAGGCTCTGTGGGAACCTTTAGTAAAGAAAAACTACCCTACATCCCTCTTCGTTTCTCTAAGATTGACGGGGAAGATTATGGTAGGGGATATGTAGAGGAGTATCTTGGTGATTTAATTAGCTTAGAGACTCTCACCCAAGCTATTGTTGAAGGTTCAGCAGCGGCTGCTAAGGTGTTGTTCCTCGTTAATCCTAACGGAACCACACGAGCTAAGACTCTCGCTGAAAGCCCCAACGGTGCAATCACCCAAGGAAACACCAACGATGTTTCTGTGTTGCAGCTTAACAAGGCAGCAGACTTCAGTATCGCAGCGCAGACCGCTGACAGCATCAAAGAGCGCCTTGGGCAAGCCTTCCTGCTTACCTCAGGAGTTGTAAGGCAAGCTGAGCGTGTTACAGCAGAAGAGATTAGAATGCTCACCTTGGAGCTTGAGTCTGCACTAGGTGGACTCTACTCGCTCCTTAGTAACGAACTTCAGCTTCCTATGGTAAACCGGGTCATGGACATCATGGCCAAGAAGAAGCGTATGCCTAACCTACCGAAGGACTTGGTTAAGCCTGTAATCATTACGGGAGTAGAAGCTCTTGGTAGAGGAAACGACCTTCAGAAATTAGATTTGTTCTTGGCCGGAGCTGCACAAGTGGTGGGACCACAAGCTATCGGTCAGTTTGTTAATGTTGAAGAATACTTCAAACGCAGAGCTACTAGTCTTGGAATCAAGACCAGAGGACTTATTAAGACGCAAGAAGAAATACAACAAGAAGCGCAACAAGCTCAGATGATGTCAATGGCAGAGAAAGCCGCGCCTCAGGGCGTAGCAGCCTTGGGCAACATCGCTAAAGAATCTGTCTCAAACGAAGCTGAAATGGCTGAGCAAGAGGCACCTCAACAACAACAATAGAAAAAATGGCTGACACCCACATCATTAACGATAAAACTGAAAGCGAGCAAATCACTCTAGAAGAGGAAGCTGCTGCTATTACAGAACAGGAACCACAGAGTGACGAACGTCCAGAGTGGCTTCCTGATAAGTTCAAAACACCAGAGGACTTAGCTAACGCCTACAACAACCTTGAAGGTAAGTTAGGTTCTAACGAGCAGACTCAAGAACAACAAGAGGACCTACCTCCCGGTGAGGCACAAGACTCTACAGAGGATGACCCACAGACTACGGCAATCATTGCTGCTTCTGATGAGTTCTCAGACCAAGGTAAGCTCAGCGAAGAGACCTATAAATCTCTTGAAGCTAGTGGCCTTAACCGCAATCTTGTTGACTCGTATATCGAAGGACAACAAGCACTACAGGCTTCTGGAGAGGCTGAGTTGTTAAGCGCCATCGGTGGCCGTGAGGCTTACGACAAAATCACAGAATGGGCATCTGAGGGTCTCAGTGAGAACCAACTCAACGCTTACAACCAAGCACTCGAAACAGGAACAGACGAACAGGCTGCTCTTGCGCTCGACTGGATTAAGACTAAATACGAAGATGCTAATGGAACTAGTCCTTCTACCTTAATCCAAGGAGGAACTAAAGGTTCTGGAGAATCAGCTTTCGAAAGCCGCGCTCAAGTATTGGCAGCAATGTCTGAACGAGACGCTAGAGGTAAAAAGCGTTACGAAGTTGACCCTGCTTATCGCAACGAGATTCAACGCCGACTCGCAATATCTAACATGGTATAAAGTATGAATATTATTAACTACATCATCGACAACAAAGACACCCTCATTAACACCCTTACCGCTATTGTTGCAGCAGCTTCAGCTATCGCTGCGCTTACCCCCACCCCCACTGATGACGGGTGGGCTGCTAAGCTCTACAAGATTGTTGACTGGCTTGCCCTTAATATCGGCAATGCTAAGAACAAACCCTAAGGGATGATTAAGCTCATCGTCTCCCTTCTCTTGCATTTCCCTAAACTTGCTGACGTGTTTTTTGAGATTCGTGACGAATATACCAAACATTATAAAAACCGCCGCCGCTCTCGTATGGACGACCGTATTGATGAGTGGGTGCGCGGTGATAAAGAAAAGTGAAATTCCAGTTTTTATTGAACGTCTTGAAGCGCATTCTTTCTCTGCTTCTGAGAGGGAAACAATCGGAGACCTCCTTCGATATGCCGCCGAGCTTGAAGCGCGATGAGCTAGTAGCCGTCTGTGTTGGTCATTCTCGTAAAGGAGACAAAGGAGCTGTTAACGTAAAAGGCGACAGTGAGTGGAAATACAACAGCAAGGTCGCTAAAGCCCTTAAAAAAGAACTCACCGCACGGGGAATCGACAGTAAGATATATTCTTCTTACGAAGGAGAAGGCTACCGTGAGGCTATGGGTTTCATAAAAGATAAACTCAAAGAAGACGGAGCTGACCTAGCCCTTGAGCTTCACTTTAACGCCTACACAGGCAGAGCCAAAGGATGCTCTATGCTTTATCACAGCCCAAAGAGCGAAAGCAAAAGGCTGGCTGAAGAACTAAAGTTCTCAGTATTAAGAGATTTTGACACAATAGACAGAGGGACCAAAGGTCTCAACAAAGGTGACCGAGGCTTGTTGTTTGCTGACAACGCCTCCATCCCTGCTGTTTTGTGTGAACCATTTTTCGGAGACAACAGACAAGACTGTGAGTTGTTCTCTGACTACAGACTGTTAGCGTCTAGCTACGCTAATGGCATTGAAGATTTTCTAGTTGGGAAAGTTAACAAGTAACCGAAGTGCCCGAAAGGATAACACTAACGAGTGAACGAAACCGTAACTAACGAAGAACCCAAAAACAAACCCTAAACTTAAACTATTAAACTATTATGGCTAACGGACAAACAGTTCCGTCACGCTTAGGTCAATCCAACCTAACTGGCGGCTCATTTGCAGCAGACAACGCTTTGTTTCTCAAAGTGTTCTCAAACGAAGTTCTAACAACGTTCGAAGAAACAAACGTTATGAAGGACCTACATACTGTTCGAACTATTTCGAGCGGTAAGTCGGCGCAGTTCCCAACAATGGGTAAAGCTACTGCGAAGTATCACACCCCCGGTGATGACATCTTTGAGAAAGTCACCTCTGGTCCAACCACCGGAGAATACACTTCTCAGATTAAGCACAAAGAGCGCGTCATTAATATTGACGATGTTCTCATTGCGGCTACGTCAATTGCTAACATCGATGAACTAAAAAATCATTACGACGTTCGCTCTGCGTATAGCACCGAGCTGGGCCGTGCGCTTGCTAAGCGTTTTGACCTTGCGACCATGCGAACTCTCGTAGCGGCTTCTCAGGTAAACGCTGATTCTCGTGCTAACCCAGATGCTGACCAAGGCATCGTTATTGACTTGGGGTCTACTACTGGAGCACCTGCTGATGTAAACTCCGCTGCTAACCTTATTCAGACCTTCCGTCTTATTGCACAGAAGTTGGACGAACAAGACATCCCATCTGAGGACCGTTTTGTTATTCTGACACCTGAGCTTTACTACTTGCTTGCGGGTAGCGACAGTGCTGCAATCAACCGCGACTTCGGTGGCGCTGGTAGCATTGCTGCTGGTAAGGTTCTGGAGCTTGTTGGTATTAAGATTTACAGCTCTAATCACCTAGTTGACATCACTTCTAATGCGGTCAATACAGGCGACGAGAACGCGAACAACAACCCGTTCGATGACGCTGACGGCGGCTCTACTGGCGCGGGTTACCTTGACGCTGGTCTTAACACGCTTAAGTTCGTTGCTGGTCACAAGTCAGCTATCGGAACTGTTAAGCTCATGGACCTCGCTGTTGAGTCTGAATACTCAATGCCTAAGCAGTCCACCCTCATGCTTGCTAAGTATGCAATGGGTCATGGTATTCTTCGCCCAGAAGGTGCTGTGAGTGTTATTGCCTAAACAACTAACCTATTAGGGGTCTCCTTAGAGTAATCTTTGGAGGCCCCTTTTTTTCTTATGAAGAAAAGAGCAAACCTACGAATCAAACATAAGTCTAAGAAAGGCGGTCTCAACAAAAAGGGACGAGACTATTATAATCGTAAGACTGGCTCTAAACTCAAAGCTCCGGTAACGGAGAAAAAACCTAAAGGAAAACGGGCTGCTCGTAAGCGTTCGTTTTGCGCTCGCATGTCAGGCGTTAAAGGACCCATGAAAGACAAGAAGGGTCGTCCTACAAGAAAGGCGTTGGCTCTTAAACGCTGGCGTTGCTAACTCTAAATAATCAAATGGCTCTCACTACAGAACTAGAAAGCGTAAACCAAATGCTTGGGCATATTGGTGAAGCACCCATAAACTCAATCTCAAACGAAGCAGCACTTCCAATCTCAGCTAGCACCGCTTTAGTTGTTCTACGTGAAGTTTCAAAAGAAGTGCAAACCGAAGAGTGGCACTTTAATACCATAACTGACTACGAACCTGTTAAAGAAGACACAGGCAAACTCAGACTACCCGACAATACACTATTTGTAGACGCCACCGACACCCGAAATGATGTCGTTCAGAGGGGTTTGTATTTGTATAACCGTAAAGACCGCACTGATGTATTCACTGAGACAATCAAGTGTGACCTCACCGTCCAACTAGACTGGGACGACCTAGCGGAGGTTGCTCGGCGTTACATCACTCTACGTGCTTCTAGGCTCTTCCAAGGCCGCATGGTAGGCAGCACCGAGCTGCAATCACTAATCGCTCTAGACGAAATGCAAGCTCGCGCTCGTCTTCTTGAGCTTGACTCTCAATCTTCTGACCGCACCATCTTCGACAGTGAGGACGTGTTCCGCCGTATCGGTGTTCATCGCAACTACAATATCTACTAATGCCCTTAATCAACACTTCTGTAACCAACCTCATCCAAGGGGTTTCTCAGCAACCTGACGCTGTTCGCTTCTCAGGTCAATGCGAGGAACAGCTAAACGCTCTACCCAGTGTTGTGGATGGTCTTCAGAAGCGACCCTCTAGTGAGTTCGTTGCTCGCATCAGTGATAACTCTGCGCTTAACCAAGCGTCTAAGGTTCACTTCATCGAGAGGGACAACGATGAGAGGTATGTTGTTATAGTTAACAGCAAACAAAGCTCTATTATAGAAAGCACTCAGCATTCTATCTCTGCGTTTAACCTTGAGACAGGAACACAGGCTACTATCACTGAACGCTACTCAGGTGTTGTTGATTCAGTAGAAGACTTCGGGTCCTACGTAATCGCTACGCTGACCCAAAAGTGTCCAGTTACTGTTGCCTCTACTGACGCCACCAGACTAGGGACCGTTCGTATAATAGAGGGACCTAGCAAAGGAACTACTTCTTATGATGTGTTATCTGTCGCTTCTGACAACGACCGTAAACAAGTTAAGATAAGCGGCACTGGGATTAAACTCTACGGTAGTGACTCAAAAGAATCTCAGAGTGTAATCGAATACACAGTAACTAACGCACCCAACGCTGACCTTGAGCTAGACGAAAGGAACTACCTTAACGGTCTTATAGGAAGCACCGCAGACACAGAGACGCTCCCGGCTGATGACATTAAGATGTATACTACCGGGGATGTTACGTATGTGTTGAACACTAAGAAAACGGTAGCTAAGGACACCACTACTAGCTCACCTGTCAGTGATGATGCTTTGGTGTTTATTAAACAAGGAGACTACGACCGTAAGTATGGAGTAACCGTCAAGACAGAAGAAGATACCTACACCAATTGGGTTTACTCAGGAAGTTCTCAGAGCCTACACGGCGCCACTCTATTTAACCGACCTAGAGAAGCTAGAACTGAGTTTATCTTAGGTAACCTTTTTGAAGGCTCTTTATTTGATGTAAAAACAAGACCAACTAGCCCTCCCTTTGTTTCTGCTCCTCCAGAAATATACTACGACAAACCTTTAAACATAGTCCCTCCTCAATCATTCATAGAAACAAGCGTTCCTCACATTGGTTCAGCGGGTGATGTAAAAACAGGTGGACTTCCCATAAACAACCCGAACTACAGCGAGTTTCCCTCTCTGGCGTCTGACACTGCGTTTACCACGTCTCTTGAGTCAGACTCCTTGGGGGTCATTAGCTCGACCAAAGACTTCACCATTACAGTTGAGGATTCTATTGCGGGAGACGGCATTGGGGTAGCTCACAAGAGTGTTCCAAACATTACTGACCTACCGACAGTTGCTCCGCACAACTTTAAGATTTTCATTCAAGGAGACCAAGAGGCTGGAGAAGACGACAGGTATGTTCAATTCAGACTAAATGGCTACAAAGCCGACACCCCAGACAGCCGTTCAGGTGAGGGTAGTTGGTATGAGACTAGTGGTGGTGACATTAACAACCGCATTGACGTTAACACCATGCCGTTGCTTCTTAAGAGCACCGGGTTAGATACCTTTGAGCTAGGTCACATGCCTCTCGATAAGCTAGCCACCGGGGACGCTGACACAAACCCTGACCCTTCTTTTATTGGCTCTAAAATTAACGGAGTGTTTCAATTCAAAGGTCGCTTAGGTTTCCTCTCTGAGTCTTCTGTGTCCATGAGTGAAGTTAAGTTTGGTAGTTATGACATTGACCTACAAAACCAGAACTACAACTT